TATGGTCTAAAGACCTAGTGAACTCTAGTAACTTTTCTGAAATACTCATTTAACTACCCCACCATCCAAATTCTTTACCTGCCCCTGCTAGAGTGGCTAATCCTCCTACTAACTGACTAGCTCTAGAAGGGTCCTCTGTTTCTGTTGTGGTCATAGATTGTTGTCTATATGGAGTTCCTTGAACTAGACCACTCATAAAGTTAAGTTGCTCATAAGGGTACTTCTGCTTTTTCATGAACTCATTTTGGTCGATATCAAGTCCACGCTGAGCTTGTACCTGCTGTAAGTTACCTACGTTCTGCAGTGCTGAGATATCATCACCAGTGAAGCCTCGTGACATTCTAGCGATGTTAGCCTGATTTAATCCTACCTGACCTAATTGCTGTCCGATGCCTGCTTGGGTTTCACCCATTTGACCGTATCTACCACCTAGAGCGCCTAATTGCTGTCCAAATGTACCGTACTGACCACCTAATTGACCTAATTGAGTTGCTACGTTTTGTTGCATTCCTGAACTAACCTGACCTAATCCACCGATACCTTGTGCGGCACCTGCTTGTCTAGCCATCTGGTTCTGGAAATTCTGCATAGAAGCATTCTGTGCTTGTCCGAAGTTCTGAGCATTAGACTGATTGATGAACTGAGATTGTTTATCCATCATATTTCTACGATGCTCTGCTTCAGCAATACCGTGTCTTGCGCCTCCGTATGCTCCACCTGCAACAGCATTTGCGTTAATCTGGTTAAGGCCCATCGTGCCTTGTCGACGCATCTCATCAAGACCCTGCTTAGTTACAGCATCTTGGTATGGATTCATAAATCCAGCTGCAGATTTAGGGTCGTATGCTCCTGCAGAGCCTGAGTACATACCTGCAAGACCTGGCAACATTGCATTAAAGGTACCTGGCGCGCCTCGCGCAGCCGCTGCTGCTTCGTTAGTTAAGCCTGCACCTGTACCAGTTAAAGTAACACCCTGTCCAAATAAAGGGGTTCCTGCTCCTGCTTGAGTGATGCCTGCTCTAGCATGTTTAGCTTGCTCTCCCATCAGTCCAGTAGAGGCTGTAAGAGCCGATTGTCCTGAACCTACATTAGAGCCTACTAGGCTAGCTGCTTGATTTTGAGGGGCTGTAAAACCTGCTAGTTGCGAACCACCGTAGGCCGTATAGGGTTGCTCAGTTAGTGTTTGTCCAGAGGCAAGGGTCTTCTTAGCATAATCCTCCATCCATTCTGGCATTCCTCCCAGTGTCGTGCTTGTGCTTGTTGCCATCTTATCTTGCTCCCTCTAATGAGTACATTAAATCGTATAGTTTCTTGGCGCCCAGTCTAGGGTCGCCTTGTCCTGCGTTTCTGACAGCGTCTGCTGTCATTACAAATTCACCTTTTGATGCCATAATAGGTACATCGTCTGCTGTTCCTGTTGTTCCGTGCTTAATCATACCACCGTGACTTGCGTATGCAACTGGCTTGTAGTAGTCCATAAGCTCTTCTTCAGTTAAATTAGGATTTTCTATAACCATAGGAACTGGTGTTATGAGTGGTGATGCGACATAATCAGCAACATTTACTGGTAGTGTAGGTGCGTCGTAATTTGCATAAGCACCGTACCCTGTTGTGTCCGATGTAACCTTGTTATTACCTGAGTCCGTTGTAGCTCCTGAGTCCGTGTAGTCTATCTTAAACCCTTCGCCTTTATCAGTGTTTGGTACGTAGGAATTTCCTACCGCGTCTGGTTCTGTTGCTACTGAGCTAAGCAGGGCCGACATAGCCATCGGGCTATTCGCTACTTTCTTAGCTAGGTGCTTCCAAGCTCCGCCCACTCCCTTGTTAGCTACTGTACGACTAACTGCGTCACTTCCCCAACTACCTGCAGAGCCACCTATATTACCAAACGACCCTACACCGCCTATACCACCACCAGACCATCCTGCGACACCTGTACCAAACGCTCCACCAGCAGCAAGAGAGCCACCTACATAACCAAGAGCAGCGCCTTTTAGTGCGCCTTTTATACCGCCACCGCCTGTAGCACCAGCTAGGCCACCTCCAATTGCGGCGCCCATAGGTCCACCTAAGGCGTAGCCTATTACAGGGGCTGCTAGTTTAAATAATTTCTTAAAGAACCCGTACTCAGGTTTGCCTGTTACTGGGTTTAGAGATGTGATTCCAGAGCCTACTTTAAATTGACGCGGGTCGAACCCTTCCTCAATGTACGCTTGGTATAACTTTTTCTGTAGGTCAGGGTGGCGCGCCATCATCTCAGGTGGAACCATCATTTCACCTGGAGTTACGTGGGCCATCATGCTATCGTTGCCCCTTCCGTATTGTGCTAAGTCTTGTATACCTGCCATCTACCCGCCTCTGTACCTATCTAAATATGATATTACAATGTCTAAACAGCCCCCTGCGGAAGCTGTTGCTTTGATTGAGTCCCCCTCTTCTAATACGAAGGAATGCTCTAAAAACTCAATGCTTGTTTTTGCGCCGACGCTAAGGTCTGTGGCGATATTAAAGGTAGACCCTGCACTACTGTCAGTGAAATCAATTGTTACTGTCTGAGCCCCAGTAGTGGTGTTTGATATTATAACACTACTTAATATAAAAGACGACTGGGCAGGTGCAGTTAATAGAGTTGTCTGTGCTGTGGTAGATAAAGACGTACCTGTCGATTTAAAGAAGTTACTCATTTAAGTAACCACCCTTCAGCTTCACGTTGGTCAGCGTCATCCGCTAGCTCAAAATCTACCTTACGGAATGCCAGTTCTAGTACTCTAACCAGTTGATTTAACTGCTCTTTTTCGTAACTATCCCTTGGAATAGGGAATCTTTCTTTTAGCAAAACAGCCATGTTATCTCCTACCGTCCGGTTGTATATTAATACGAGGTAAGCCGATACGCCATCTGTCTCCTGTAGCTGTATCACTTTCTATCCTAATATTCATCTGTCTTGCTCTGATTCTAAGGTCTAGTTTTTCTGTTGTGGCTGTTATTGTATAAGGGCCAAATGCAGTAGCGGTGTCGTTAGGGTAGAGCCTACCTTCAATTTTCAAATCTACTGTACCGCCACCTTGTGTTATATCTGGGATAAACTCGGTTAGTAAGAATAACTCATCACCTTCCGCTAAATCAAAGTCTGCGGATTGAATATGTGCAGCAATAGCAGCACCGTCATCACTGTCACCAGTCTCGTGGTCGTATACTTGTCCTGTAGATTTAATACCAATAGGTAAGTTGTATACCTCTCTGTCAATCCAGGCTGTACGATTTAAAGTACCGATGGCCCACGAACCTTCTGCATAGTTATAAGTTACATACTTATCGTTCTCTGAACTAGATGCAGACGGGTAGAACCACCACACCTCGTGAAACTCTTGGTTTAGTCCCGCTGTAATTTTACTACGTTGGTTAAGGTTTAAGTCATCTAGTACAAACCTACGTACAGGGCTTTCTATCGGTTTAACAGAACCATCATACATATAGAAGTTATGCTGTCCAATCCAGTATGCTACTGAGTTTGATACTACCATTGAGTTGGGGCCTGCCGCGCCACATTGTGATGCAATCTGTTGAAACCCGAATGTAAAAGGAGGTCCTGTGAACTGCATAGAGTGTAAGTCTGTATCTGTCCACACTAATACCTGTCCTTGTGCTCTTTTAGCGCCTACGATTTTAGAACCGCCTGATAATCTCTGACTACCTGCGGTGTTGGTAGAGGTTGCTGTCCAGTCTGTTTTATTCTCTTGTGACGACCATCTAACGAGTAAAGCATCGCTTGAAGTACCATCATGTGTTCCGAATGCAACTAAGTGCCTGTCTGGGTTAGATACCAGTACTAACGTATTCTGGATAGGGGCGTTGGTAATCGCTGTTGCTCTGGTAGTAGTACCTCCTGAAAAATCCCAGGTGTACATTTTAGATTCCTCATAAGTTGCTACTAAGTCCTCACCAAATGTATCTAGTGACCATACTCTAGGAGCTAGGATTACAGAAGAGGTAGCACGAGGTGTTCCCCAAGTGCCTGCTCCCCAAGTACTAGTTCCCCAACCATACTCAAACTCCTCATCTACATTACCAATAGCCACTTCGTATTCAAATTTACCTACGGTGCCGCCAAAAGCACCTGTAGCAGACGCTGCTGTTGCTACTGTAATTGTGTATGTATTTACGGTCAATACTGTCACGGAGTGGTTAGCATTAACTTCAGCAGTAGCTAAACCAGATGACCCCATTGTAAAACCTGACAGAGTTACATAGTCACCTGAATTACAACTGTGCGCTATGTCTGTTACTGTTACTACTTTAGAGGCCGATGTAGCGCTCAGTGTATTACTTGCTGCTGTTGCTACTGTCTTTCGTAGTGGGGTGATGTCGTGTAGAGTACCACCCTGTTCTATATATAATTTCTTATGTGTTCCGTACGCTGTATTAATGATACCGTTATTAGCACGCCATACAAGAACAGAACGACCAACCCCTTCTAGGGTAGTAGCGATATGTTTCTTCCAGCCACCTATACGCTCAGGCTTACCTGATTTAAAGCGTACTTTGTCTCCATCAAACCAGGAACCTTCAGAAGAGTAGTTAGTATTCTCTTTCTGTATGCCCGGTGGAAAATTAATCGGTTGTAATGCCATTTAAAGCTCCTTTAAATCTACCAGTAACCTTGGT